ATGCTTGTTTGTAATGCAAACTGTCCTATGCTCATACAATTATTCCTTCACTTTTAAATATTTGCACAATCTTTTTTTTATTTTTCATTAAAGCAGGTTGCATAAATGGTCTTGGTTGCATATTAATAGTTCCAAACTCTAAGGCTTTTGAATAAGGCGCTGCAGATATAATTTGACCAACAACACTACCGTCAGGTTTTGTACTTACATTCATTGTAATTTGACTAACTAAAAACCCTGTATCCGTAGCAGGAGCTTCAAAAGGTTTTGATTGTGCATGAGTCCTAGTGGGTTTATATTTTCTTACGGATTCACCACTACCCCCTGCTTGAACGCTACGCACTGCTTCGCCTGTTACTAGCATTGTTGCTCTTGCTACTGCTTTTTTTGCATTGCTATGCGATTTGGTAACAAGTTTTTTATTTAATCTTCTTTTAAATGCTGCCAAATTTTTAAAACTCATATTGCTACGCCTTCTTCACATTGAAGTTTTAGGAATCTGTCTCTCTCGTCTACATTAATAATTCCACGGACATTAAACTTCCTCTTACCAAAGACTATGATGCTGTTGGTGTCTATGTTTTCCATATACCTGAGTGTTACTTCGTGGGTTACTTTCTCTTGCACTATGCCTTGTCTGTAAGAGCTATTAGCACTCTTAGGCATGATGTTTGCGTAAATAGTTGTTGTAGGGTTAAACGCTTGTGATATTCCACCACCTGCATCTCTAGTGTTTGTGGCTCTCTCTACCTTAACCCTATAACGCATCTTGCCGATACTGTTAGACATATCAACCTAATGCCATAAGAGACGAAGAACCAAGACCTCTATGGATTACATAAGGGGCATATAAAGCCTTTAGCATTGGTGGGTAAGGAGCAGTGCCATTATACATATCACCTCTATGCTCATAGAGATAAGCTATATGTTGCATGATGCCTAATTTAATTGGTTCAGGTACAAGGTATTGAGAGGTATAACCTGCCACATAAGTTACCTCAATGGCGTTGGCTACCCTTAAATCTGTAGGAAATGTAAACCCCTTCTTTAGAACAATGCGTGAAGGCTCTCTTACTAGGTCAAGCACATAGTTAGCACTAGCAAATGTAGTAGCTGTATTCGCATCATTAAAAGTTTTTAAGTGGGTAACTGAAGCGACTGGCGATCTTGGTAAAACAATATAGTTCTTATAGTTGTTCATGTATGGACCAGTTCTTAAACCTTCCCATAATGGATCATAGTTATCTTCAAAAGCATCTAAACTTAGCTTTAAGGTTTGTGTCATTAATGCTCTGCCAGTATGTTCCTCACAGAACCTTCTAGCACTATCAATAAAAGGTCTTACAACTCTCTCGTCTGTAGCATCATCAACTCTTAGGTATTCTTTAACTTCCTGTAGTGTTACAGGCTCTATGATTGGTGGTGTGATTACACTTAGTCCTGCCATTATAGTAGCTTCTCCAATAAATAAAGTCCTATGATTGCAGCATACAAGCCGTAGATACTAGCTTCCATACGAATAAACCTACTTGAACCTGACTCTAGCCTTTTCTCTATATTCTCATATCGGATTGCACATATTTGTTCATGCAATTCAAGTGATGCAATACTAATTGGCTTTCTTGGATTCCTCTTTAGGTTCTTTAGATTCTTCGTTGCCTTTTTCTTCGGATTCATTTAGTTTTTCTACCTCTAATATATTTGCAAGATATTGTTGTTTTGCATTTGTTTGAATCTTTAAATCTACCAACGCTTCCATGTACCTTGCGTTTGTATTGGTTAATTTCTGTTCAACCATTGCTAGTTCTTGAAATAATACTTTACCTTCGTCAGAAAAAGTTGAAACCTCATACTTAGTAACGACACCTTTGTCATCAGTAATGTTTAAAGTATTACTTTTTTCTTCTGTTTCTATGTTGTTAGCATCTGCCATAATTTACTCCTATAAGTTAATTAATATCTTATCATCATTGAGGTGCTGTTGGGAACTCCCCTAAAGGTCTAACTGGTGGTGTTGCATCATTGTATTCATAGAGTGCCATTAAAGCTGTTACTGTGCTAACTGCATTGATCTTAGTTACCATACTCGCTGCTGTTGTTCTAACTCCTGCTCTGTATGTTGTCCAATCACTTGCAACTGAGCCACCTGTTTCAGTAGCCTTAACTACCATCCAATCACTAGGCAGTAATAATCCGTATGCCTGTGGGTCTATAGCTTGCACATGGTTGTATTTGAGACCTCTTGTAACAACTCCAGTTTCAGGATCAGTTGAGTCTGCTAAAGGTATAGCTGTAGCTGTTCCATAACTAGCAGTTACTTTGTTTGCAGCAAAATTAAAACTTTGATCTGTGTTTATGTAATATTCAGGGTTTTTATATTTGGTGTTGTTGATTATAACTTCATAGATGCCTATAGCTTTTAATTCTACGGCACTCCAAAGCATAAATATATTTGCAGGATAATTTACATCACCTACCGTTATTGCTTTAGGTCGTGTATAGACTTTGCTAACACTTCCTGATTCTACTAATGCCCACATATTGATTACCTCGCTGTTGTTGGGATTGATCCGCCATCATCTGATGTTACGAATGGTGCTTCGGCAAATGCCATAAAGATGTATTTATTACCTACTGTATGGTTTGCATAACCTGTTCCTACTGCTCTAATTTTAAATCCATTTGAAAGAAAATCTGTTGCATAATCACCTGCTGCAGTTGAGTCTGTGCTATTAGAATTTGACTGAAGTACTGTATTAATTTGATTACTAGGGGTTCTTTTGTTGTCATATATCATCCAAGGTTCGGCTCTATTTGTATTTTTAATCATAAGAAAAGCAGGTTTAAAACCTGTGTACACAAAAGGTCCGTCAATAACAGCATTGGCAACATACTTACCAAACTTGCTGTAGCCTTGTTTAGAAGCAAAGCAGTAGGCTATATAAGGTTGATTTGTTAATGTTGAATTAGGACTACTCACACCAATAACGCTTGATGTCATTCCCCCACCCCACATATTAGATTCGTTTGTTTGTGCGTCTGTTTGGTTAAGTCCTAAGTAATAGGTTGTTTGATTAGCTAAATCTTTATGCCAAGTCCACCAACCCCCACCTGACCTCTGTTTAGTAATGACCATATCAGGCTTTACTCCTAATCCATGACCAAATGACCAAACCCCATTAGAGCTTGGTGCAGTAGCTAAAGCTATGCTAAATCCTGCGACTGTATTAGCTTGTACTACAGAATCTACTGTGCCACTTGTATTTGTAGCTGTCGTACCACCATTGGCTTTCCATTGCCATGCAACATGAGCTTTTGTATTTTGATTAACACCAACATTTGAACCTACTGAATAACCATCCGTATTAAAACTAGTTAATGCATTTGTATCAGTGGTTTCATCATTAGTGTTACTTGGTAGTAATTTTTTTGTAGCACCTCTAGATGTGTCATATACTTGATGTTGGTAGGCTGTTCCTCTATTTTTAATCCAAACCCAATCAGGCTGTAAATCACTGTTGCCGTCATTAGTAACTGACCTAGTTCCACCTGTACCTGTATATAAAACAGTCTGAAAATATAAACTTGGATCGTTTATTGTTGTATAAGCCATTATCCGTACTCTGCTAAGTTTTTAGTGCATAAGGCGTAATAGCCTGATGGGGGTGCATATTCAAAAGTTCCAAAATTATTGGAATCAGAAGCTGCACTTGATATAGCATCTGTTGTATAGCCACCTAGGTTTGTTTTGTAAGTTTTATTACCTGTGTATGTTGACTGTGCAAAATAAACATTATCACTTGGGATTGGAAAACCATTTGTATTATTTACTGGATTACTACTATTTGTATAAGTTCCATTGTTTGAAAAATGGATTTTATTGTTATCACAATCTATTGCTATGCCTATTATAGTTCCTGCTGAAGATTGCACACCTGCTGATGGAAAATTATTTCCTTCATAAATAGAATCATTAGCTCCATCTCCATTTGAATAATACCCCGCACTTTCGGTGTTAGCAGTTCCTAAATAAAACTGTGGAAAATTTAAACTCTGAACATAATCAACTGAAGCATAGCCATACATAGCTAGAGAAGGACTTTCTAAAACTTCCATCTCTGCGTACCACTTACCTTTGTTAACAGCCATTGTACTAACTACACAAACCCAACCACCACTATCGTCAGGGTCTCTTTTTATGTTAGTAGCTCCATTTGGAAATAAAAAAGGTGTACCTCCCATACCTAAACCACCTAGAGTATTTATTGTCGCAAAGTTATTGGTAGGTGTGTCAGTTGCTTGGTCAACTGCTGAGACATTTGTAAGAGTGCCAAAATTGTTACTGTTGCCACTTACATCTGCACCTAAAGCAGAACTGTTTTTAAAATCTATGTGATACCCTTCGTCTCCAAAATCACCTGCGTATGCTATAGGTGTCCATATACCACTATCGTCATCAAACTCACCAAAATCAGTTGGTCCTTTAACCTGTCCATCAAGCAAATAAAAGTCTGCCCAATAACCTGCAGCACCACCACCTTCGCCACCAATATAATGACCCATATTGCTTTCAAAAAAATATGAGTTATTATTTTGATTAGGATAAGATTCTGTAGAAAAATCAGTTTCTTGAACTCCGTTAATGTATAGCTTTACCCTATTGGCTGCTGTACCTTGTGAAGTGTCTATAGCTACAACGATGTGATACCAAGCCGAGGTGTCTCTAAAAACTCTTGTTGTTATAAGATTTTGAGGATTAGCAAAGTCAGATTTAATTTTGATTCTGTCATTGTTCCAGCCAAACCAAGTTTTATTTCCACCTGCAACTCCTTCAAAAATTTTCATTGAGCCACTGGCTAATAACTCAGTTCTTTTCATCCAAAAAGAAATAGTAACAATTTTTTGATTTGTAGGCGTTCCGATATCACCATGAGCTCTTTGTATTCTTTCAGAGTTATCAGGCTCTAACTTCAAAGAGTTATCAATATTAAATCCTGTAGATACGCTTCCGCTATTAGCTGTTCTCTGAAGGGTTTCCATATTAGGTTTGAGCCATATTCTGAACTCTGCCTATTTCTTGCCAAACAGAGCCGTTGTATCTAAATGCTAAAATGTCTGTCTTACTTGCTGTTGCTGTAATGGTTGGAGCTGTACTTGCTGCAAATTCAAACACAGTATTAAAAGCAAATGTTCTAGGTGTACCACCTTGAGCTATCTCGAGACTAATAATT